AGATTAATGGAAGTTGCCTTAATATTATTGAATGATGATGTCATTTGATGATGTTGTTTGTACGATATCGTAATAATCTTTGATGTCACCTATGACCAAGTATCCAATCTCTACAACACCAACAACAGAAGCATCTTCTGCATCTGTATTAGTGCTTGAATTTTGACCATAGACTATGTATCTGTATCTTCCAGACTGTGTTATTCCAACAGTTGTGATAGTCAAATTACTATAATTGCTTCCATCAGAAACAATTGTAGGAACTTGATTTAATTCACTACCAGTTTCACTGTTTTCTTCATGAATGATAGATACCATGTAATGCGAAAAATCAGCCAATGTACACCGACCTTCGAAAAGCGACAGATACACAGACTGATTTGATGTGTTAGGCTGTAAATAAACCATAAGCAAATATAATGACTGGTGATGATTTTTCACACCACCAGTCAATATTAAAATTAGTTATCTTCTACTGTGATACCAGCGAAATTATCGAAAGGAACAGTTGTATAACTTTCCAATCTTGGTGCGCGATATTTATCTTCTGAAACAAGTGTTAAGGTATAACCATTCAAGTCACCTTTTGCTGCTCCAGTTGAACCATTACCACCATTCATCAAGCATCCTTCATATGTTCCAATCATCCAAATATTATCATTTGAATCACGAACAAATATCACCCATCTACCAAATGCAAGTGCTTGAAGTTCTTTTTGCTTTGTTTGTGAAAGACCTTTCAATGACAAAGAAACAGTGCTTGTAAAAAATACAGAACCAGTTTCAATACTTGCAGTTGTTTCTTCCACCCAATTCGCAGTATTTTGATGCGGAACATACTTGAAAATTGTTGCTGTTGGTAAACCATCAACTGAACCACCAGCATCATATGTAATACCAGCAGTTGTGATTGTTGACCAATCACCAAAATAGATTTCTTTTACACCACCGATTGAATCATTACAGCCTTTTCCAAAGCCCCTTGTTATTTCACAACTCATGTTTTTATTTTTTTAATGTGTAAAAAAAAAAGGATGGATGCTTTACCCATCCTTTTTTATATTTCATTCAAAGATTATGGGTTAACATAACCAATTACTACATCACTTGCTACAGCAATCTGTGTTCCTACACGATAACGCATTACAACACGAACATTGTCAGAACCATCATTTGGAGTCATGTCAATCACCATTGCTTCATTTAGGTCAGAAAGCAAGTCTGTACCTACAAACAAGTTCTGAACTTCAGATGCTACCATTGTTGAATCTGGCATCCCAGCACAAACATAGATTTCATAACCATCAATCCAAATTGGAGCATCTGGATTGTTGTTATACAACTGCTGATATCCAAGAGCATTGATTGCTTGACGATAGAATTGAGCAGTCTTTCTGTTCACATACAATTTCACAGTATCTGTCTTTCCAAACAATGCTGCTGGAAGTGTTGCAAGAACTGATTGCATTTGTGCAATTACGTTTGCAGCAGAAGTAGCAGCAGCAAAATCAACATCTGGTGTACCAGATTTTGCATTGTCAATTGTGCGAAGAAGACCAGTGAATGCAGTGTATGTTGGTGTTGCATTACTTGATGCAGCATCAAAGTTTCCTTGCCAGATATTGTACTCAATTGCTTCACCAACTTTAGAAGCAACATGTGCTAACATGAAGTCAGAAAATGGTTACATAACCTTTTGACAAGGTCTCACCAGAAAGAATTGCTGCTTGTACATATGGCAAAGCCAAAGCACCAGCATAAGTAGACGAACTAATAGTTAATGAAGTTGCCATTTCTTAATTGTTTTTGAATTTAGTGATGATGCTCAATGCAACATCTCTTGTTGTTTTTTTCTTTTGGAACATTTGCGGAACATCTGTATTCTCAACAATCACTTCCTTCTTAACAGAAGTTGCTGCTGGTTTTTTAGATAGTTCAGTCACCTTTGCTTGTGATTTAATCAAGTCAGATTTTGCTGATGCAAGTTCTGTTTTCACAGATGCTAACTCAATTTCTCTTTCTGCAAGTTGACTTTTGATTGAAGTCAATTGTTCATCCATTGCTGCAATTGTTGCTGCAATGTCTGCACTCATTTCTTCTTCTACTGGTGCTGCTTCTTTTACTTCTGTGATAAGACCATTTGCAACAATGATGACCATACCATTTTCAAGTGTATGTTCACCATCTGGTGCTGGTGATGGATTACCATCTGCATCAATGACATAAAATTCTGCGCCTACTTCAAATGAATCACTTGGTGTTGCCACCACTGTTCCATCTGTTAGCTTTCCTTCCATTGACATTGTCACTTCTTTCACTTCAGAAAGTTTCACACCTTTAATTTCATGCTTCTTAATCAGAGCATTCAATGTATCTATTACTTTCATATGAATTGATTTATACCAGATAATATAAATCAGAATGCACTTTGGACAAATAATTATTAACAACAAAAAAAAATCCCACCTATTACAGATGGGATTCCACTTAACGAAACACTTGACAAATTAGCCAACAACAACATCAGCTACGAAGCGAAGATAAATAATTTTCTACTTCAGCAATGAAAGATGATAGGTTTTCTTCACGCGACATTTCCACACCTATTTCGTTAAGAAATGCTTCAATCGAGAATCCTTTAATCTTTCCTTCCTTGACTTGATTCCAGACTTCATCATTGTAAACTTTCACACCAATGAACCATGTACCTACTGGCATGTCAAATCCTAATTCAACAGACTTATCACTCTCACCTACTTTAATCCATGATTCGACAACTGTCAATCCAGTAACAGCAAATGTGTGTTCCACTGTGTGATTATGGTGCAGATTTTTTTCAAGCAATCCATACGCAAGTTTCTCAATTAATCGTTTAGTGAACTTTCCATAGTATGGTGTTCCATCATCTTCTTCTCTATAGATTAATTTGTCTGGTATAAGCACTGCTCCATACACCATTCTTTTTTCTTCATTTACTTCTGCTAATTTCATTTGCTTCTGTTTGGCAAGAGCAATGAAGTCTGCTTCAATAGCTGGATGTTCTACCAGTGATATTGCTGACATTCCCAAAAATCCTTGTTCGTCAATGTCGTATTCTCTGATTTCTTTTTTCATGTTATAATACTGTTTGGTCTTGTATTTTTTGATTTGTTTCTAATGCGGAAGATACGTTACTGCTTAACACAAATGCTTGGACTGCTCCAGTTTGTGCTGGTCTATTATTCAAGAATGATGTGTTCAAAGGATTGAATGTCGGTGTTACTGATGTCATTGAAACACCACCACCACCACCACCACCACCTAAATTACCACCACCACCACCACCACTTGGAGCAGTAGCTTGAAATTGTGTTTTAGCAATCTTTGCAACATTTGCCAATCCCATCGCAAGTGATATACCAGCCTTCACATAATTAGCACCAGTAATCGCATCTTGCGGAACTGATAATTGTGCATTCACTGCTTGATAAGTTGACATGATTGCTTGTGCCATTGACAGTGCTTTGTTTATCTGAAAAGATTTCCTTGCAGACTTTTCACCACCTTTTGTAAATGCTTCATTCAAAGCCATCAGAGCACCAATAGCATCAGATGCCATTTGTATTCTTTGCTCTTTTAGTTGCTTTTCTGTTAGCAATATCTTTTTTCTGCTTCTCTGCAAGTTCTTTTTCTTTTTCAGCATTTCCATTTGCCAATTCAAATTGCTCTTCATAGGCAACTACCAGTGCACTGATTTCTTTTTCTTTCGCATCAGTAATCAGAAATTCACTTACTTTATAATAGTCTTCTTGTCGCTTTAATCTTGCAGCATTCAATGCAACTTCATCTGCTGCATTCATTGCTTCCAATTCAAGAATCAGATTGTGTATTTCTTCTTGATTCTTTAGGTCTGCTTCTCTTGCTGCTTTATCATCTGCTGCTTTTTTATCATTTGCTGCTTTTGATTTGGCTGCATCTTCTGTTCTAAACTTTTCTTGAAGTTGTTTTTTCTTTTCTCCATAAGCCCAATCTAATTTGTAAATGTCTTCTTCATTAGCACCAGCAGCATCAATCTTTTCTCGCTGGTCTGCATACCATTGCTGTAGATTATCTCTTTCTATTTCTCTTGCAGTCATTCCAGACTGCATGATAATTTTATCGTATTCAAGATTTGCAGCATTCAAGATTTGAATTTGCTTCAATGCTTCAATCTCATAGTCTACTCTTTGTTGTGCATACTTTTTACGAAGGTCATCAAGGTCTTTTTCTTGTTGCTCACTTAATCCATATGCTTGACTTTCCATCCACATCAAGTTGTCAATTTGCATCTTGGTATCAGCAATATCTTCTTGCATACTTTTCTTTTTCAAATCTGCAAGTTTCTTTTCATTTCCTGCTGCTTCAGCCATTCTCAAACGCTCAATGTTATGTCGCTGTTCATTTGATGCAGTTATAGCTTTATTCGCAGCATCAACATCATTTCGCTGGTCATCAAGAATCATTTTGATTGCACCACCAATAGCTACAAGAGCAGCAACAATTAGGAAAATAGGATTGGTGAGCAATGCTGTTCCAAGTGCTTTGAATGCTCCAGTTAATCCTTTGACTCCATCAACTGCACCTTTGAATGTCAATCCACTTACTTGACCAGCAAGTCCTTTCACTGAACTTGTAATACCTTCAAAATCCAGATTCATCAATCTGTCTTTCAAAAGTTCACTATTGTTTTTTAATCTTTCAAATGCACTACCAGCATTAGCATTCATTGCTTCTGCTGCATCATTCATATTATCTTTCAACTGACCAGCCCTATTAGCCAGTTCTTGGAAAGCAGCAGAATTTGGATTTAATGTAGCAAGGAATAACTTCATATTCTTTATGCGATGTTGTCCAGCATAAATATTATATGAATGCGTTTCACCAACAATACCAATCTTGTCCAATTCAACTATTTCTTTCAAGTCATCATGGAGCGAATTTAGATTTATCATTTGATTTGTGTATATTTTAGAACACCAGTTATTTCTACTGCATATGGATAACCACTACCACCAGTCATTCCGATTGATAGCCTATGTTGTGATGTATCTGTTGAAACATCCACTGTACCACCAAGTGTATTCAAACTTCCAACTTGTGTAATCGTAGTTACTGAACTAACTGCTGCTGTTGTATTTTTATAAATGTGAAATGCAAATATTGCACTTTGCTTTGTAGATGCATTCTGTGACATCACAATAGACAATTCACATAACCACATTGTGCCATCATCAAGATTTAATCTATCAGTGCCATTCAACTTTATTTCAACTTTGTCACCACTGGCAGCATATGAACCATCACCAGAAAAAATCAATAATCCACCTTGTGATTTTCCAGTGATATTTGCATTGGATATGTGGAATCCTTTTTCTTTTACATAAGCACCATCACCAAGAACCAATGAACCATTAGCTGATGATTTAACAGTGTTTCTGTTTCCGATAACTTGTGTAATATCATTTCCACTTTCAACTATGTTTCCAGTTCCGCGTACAATTGGTTTGTTTACTGCAATAAAAGATTCATTTGATATTTGTGATGGTCTTCCATTATTTCCAAATGCATAACACTTTTCACTTTCTTGATTCCAAGTATAACCATACAATTCACAACATGATTTTGAACCAGCAAGATTATCATCAACACCATCAGTAAACATTATCTGACCATTTGCAATTGATACATATGGTGTGTATGCACATGCTTCTGGTATTGAAACAATCTTTGCCAACTTACACTTCACACTTGTCTTTTTACCTACATTGAAATCACTTATTTCAAGCAATCTCCAGTAGCTATCTTTCACAAAGATTACATCACTGAATTGT